TAGTATTATCGCTGCTGGATCGGGTCTCTCAGACCCGTTTCTGGCGGTATAAGTCCTGTATCCCTTGCTCTGTCTGCCTTCAATGCCAATCCGTACCTTTCTGAAGTCCTCTCTCCGTTGTCCTGAGATCCCAAGATCAAATAATGTTTTGTTTATTTTATAAGTTTAGATCTTTCTCTTTAGGGAGGGTTTTTACGCTGTATTATCAGCGAGTTAGAACCCATATCGTGGAGACATTTCCTGCCCCAGGTGGAGATCCTTCATGTTCGATGTGGATCCTTTTCATGGTGAATGTAGAGTCTTTTTCTGTGGATAATACCTTTAGGGATCAAGTCATTATCTACGTGGAAGGATTTTCTGTGGATACTTTACCCCTTCTAACGCTCATTACGCCGTAACCGTCCGTTTACCGGCTAACATACTGCCATAACTCCCTTTTCTTATACGTGGATACTTTTCCTGATCCCATTACGGTAGGGGATATGTGGAAGAATTTCCTGTGACAGCGTCACGTGACGTCGCAAAGATAAAAAGAGATGTCCAAAAGCCAGAAATCAGGCAGCAGAAAGGGCTGACCCTGGGTCATAAAACAGTTATGTGGAGATTTTTCCTGATCCCGAAAAGGGTTTATGTGGAAACATTATCTGATCGCGAGAAGAGATATTTATAACGGGATCTCTTTTGTATTGCTATAAATCAATGAGTTAGTTTTATAGTGACGTTGTCACATAGTGATATGTGGAGGTTTTTCCTGATCCGATTAGCCATTTGTTATGGGTCAGACAAGCGACTAAAACAAAGCAGCTCCGATAAGTGGAAGAATTTCCTGATCCCGCATTCATGCATATGTGGAAAGATTTTCTGCAAAGTGATCGCTGCCGCTATGTGGAATGATTTCCTGATCTAATACGGGCTGTGCCGCTAATGTGGAGATATTTTCTGATCCCATTGCCTGACATATGTGGAAAGTTTTCCTGATGATCCATTCCGACCCAAGAACCAGACCAGAAAACAAATTGAGAAGGGGATCACACTGCTGTGTTTGATGATTAAACACACACCCACACCTCTAATGTGGAGGAATTATCTGATCATCAGTCTCTGAGGGAGGCTTATTTGGGTATCATGGGCTTGAAAGATCTCTGAGGGGTTATGTGGAGTAATTTCCTGTAAAAGTGCTGTCGATCCAGCATGTTAAAAAAAGGATCCCTGACGGGTCAGAAATGCTTATGTGGAGATTTTTCCTGATCGTATTTTTTTGATCTATATTTAACTTTATGATTTTAAATGAATAAATAACCTTTGTTTTTACTTTACGTCAGCATTTTTTATGTGGAATAATTTACCTACTTTCCACTTATGGATCCTGCTACATGGAACTGAATAAACTCACAGTAGTTCAGGGGAACGACCTTCTTGAAGGTGCCTATAGCGTTACTCTGGATGAAATGCGCTTGCTTAACCTGGCGCTTGCTCAAATTGATAGCAGGAAACCGCAACCGGATACGCTTTATCGACTTTTCCCTCAGGATTATCAGCGGATCTACGGGGTAAACCCGACAAGCAGCCACCGCCAGTTGCGCGAAGCAGCTGAAAGCCTGATGAAAAAGCCGGTGACCATCTACAAACCTGATGTGAAAACCGGCAAGGTGCGTACCGTGCAGCTTTCCTGGTTTTCGCGTCTGGAATACGTCAGCAGTGACGATCACAGCGCAGTAGTGCTGAGATTCGGACAGGACGTCGCACCGTATCTCTATGAACTTAAAGAGTCTTTTACCAAACTCAATTTCGCCAATATCGCGAAACTGGATACTCCCTTTTCCGTGCGCCTGTATGGCTGGCTAATCAAAGCCAAGAACCTCTACGGGCGACGCAGCGGTAAAGCGATAGAAGTGACGCTGGATCTTAACTGGATGCGCGAGAAGGCCGGTTTGGCGGGCAAATACGAGGACTATCGCGACTTCCGCCAGAAGCTGCTTGAGCCGACGATCAACCGGATCAATGCCAATACCGACATTTCTGTGGTCTGGGAGCCGGTGAAGCAGGGCAGAACCGTAGTATCCATCAAGTTTGCCTACGTCGATGAATCGGCTCCGGAAGCCAGCAAGCCACTGCGTCCGCGTTTACCACGACGTCCGCGTGCTGTCGCAGGATCCGCCCTCGAAGGGGAGTGGGCACGGCGTTGTATCGCTATTTTTGAAGAGTATCGTGATAAATTAAGTGCTTACGATGTCGAGGAAAAGGCCACGCTGCCGGATCTTCGCAAGCTTTCAGGCTGGTATAAGATGATTGGTGAGAAGAACAAACAAAAAGAGATCCTCTCCGAAGTCAGTTCCCGCAGCAAGAAAGTCGCTGCCTGAAAGCCAACGCATTAAGCCTGAAACAGAACGGCGTATCTTTAAAAGATACGCCGTTTTTCTTTGCACGGGATCCGGAAGGGATGAGCATTTTCACACTAAGTTCCCTTATTTTATAGGGCTTGCGTGGTTGGTGAGCGCTTACTGGGTGTGATCAGGAAATCTTTCCACATTAGCCGTTTTGACTGCTTTTTCAGCGGACTGTATCAAAAGCTATAAGCCATACGTTATTTAACGAAAGCACATTAAGCTTGAAACCCAGTGTGGAAGCCCGTTATCAGCGTATTAACAGGTTTTCTAAGTAAGTGAGTACTGACACCTTATGCCATGCTTGCCCTTTCATTGCCAACTTACTCCATTTGCACCGCCATTTTATCGCCATTCAAGCCAGCGGGTTTAACCTCACCGCTTCCTCAAGATGTTCAGGCGCAAAATGTGCATAGCGCATAGTCATTTTGATATCGGTGTGGCCTAGAACACGCTGCAAAACGAGAATGTTGCCCCCCTTCATCATAAAGTGAGAAGCGAATGTGTGGCGGAGGACATGCGAAGACTGACCGGCAGGTAACTGTATATCGGTGCGTTGCAAGGCGGAGCGAAACTCGCGATAGGAGTCATTAAAAAGCCTCCCGCTCTTTACTGCTGGTAGCGAGTCGTAAAGATCTTTGCTGATCGGAATGGTTCGATTTTTTCGACCTTTGGTTTTGGTGTATGTGACCTTGTATTCTGAAACCTGGCTTTTGCTGAGTTCCTGAGCCTCTGACCAGCGTGCGCCCGTTGAGAGGCATAGTTTTACAATACATTCCAAGTCATTGTTACCGCCACTCCTGCATTCCGCCAATAGCTGCTCAATCTGCTCTTTTGTTAGAAAAGCCATTTCGCTCTCATCTGTCCGGAACGGTCGAACATTCTTGATCGGGTTTTCACCTTTCCATTCTTCAAGGCGAATAAGCTCGTTAAAAACAGCTCTAAAATATGCCTGCTCAAGATTGATCGTTTGTGGGGTGATCTTCTTCACTCTGTTGCCGCGTGAAAAATCCCCCAAAAGTCTCTTTTCCCGATAACGAGAAAACATCTTTGCATCGAATTCCCTGGCAAGTGGTTCCCCCATGCAGACAGAAGCATGTGTCATCACGGCAAGACGTCTGTCTGCATCTTTAAGCGTAAGGCCATGGGCGTAGTACCAGATTTTCAACACTTCTATCAGAGTGCGGTTATCAGCCTTTTCATCCAGCCAGGGTTTGGTAATAGTGTGTTGTTCGAATGCCAAAGCTTCACCTTTGGTGGCGAATTTTTTGCGTATACGTTTACCCTTTGCACCGTTCGGATAAAGCTCGCACAGCCACCATCCATCGGCCTGTTTTCTGATTGCCATCAGTTTACCTCTGCATAAATCCCTATCACACGACCAAGCGTTTTTATGTCATCAATGCCGCATTCAAAAGGGACTTTGCCGCCAGCAACGTGAAGTTTCCTAGCCGGTAATAACGTCAGGTCGCGGATGCTGATAGATCCTTCAATATCGACCAACCATGTACCGTCAGAAAGAGATGCATCTTTTTCAACCATATGAGTTTTCCCATCAGATTTAACGCAGATCGGTTGAGTAAGGGCTTTACCAAAAAACTTATGATCGATATTCATAGAATCGCCTTCACTAAGTTTTCCTTCACTTAAAGTGAATAATTTGAATGTAGAAGAGGCGTTTTGAGCATTTAAGTTATCTAGTCCACTCCTTGAGTTTTCTCCTTCTCCTGTTAGCAACCAGCGTGTCTCCGTTCCGGTTTCCAGGGAGCAATGAACTATAAAGTCATAGGAGATGGAGCCGCGTGTGTAGCGATTTTGCAGCGAACTTGCAGCAATGTTGAAGTGTCTGGCTAGCTGGATTTTCTGGCTAAATCCATAAGCTTGGCAAATTCGATTAAGAACATCTTCGTTACTTATACCAGCATCTTTTTCCATGAATTACGTACCTACGTATTGAATAATGCGCGCTTACGCATTAAAGTGCGGCTAAACCTGATTCATTGATGGCAATAGTTGGCAAACGGTGGCAATCAATGAGCAAAAAATCACTAAAAAGGAAATGATGCATTATGACCGTCCTCATTACAATCAAGATCCCCCGAGCAACAGTGCATCCAGAGGAATTTGCAGCCCTGGAAGGCGTTTCTGTTCGTACTGTTTACCGCCAGACAACCGGCGAAAATCCACGTATTCCTATCGAACCGCGCACCATCAAAAAAGGTCGGAAGCGTGCGTTCGGTCCTATCAAAATTCTTTACGCTCGTTATAAAGAAATGGAAGCCAAAAAGAATCTTGGTCATTCACGATTTCAAATTGTTATTGGTGCTTAATTCACATTAAGTGAATTTAGAGAGGTAAACATGTTTGATTTTCAGGTTTCCAACCAGCCGCATTTCGATAACGCGTGTCGTGCTTTTGCCGTTCGTCACAACCTGTCAAAACTTGCTCGCACTATTGGAATGAAAGAACAGACCCTACGTAACAAGCTGAATCCTGATCAGGTTCATCAGCTTACTGCCATTGAAATTGCAGTGATCACTGATGCTACCGAAGACGCAACTCTGATCGATGGATTGCTGGCACAGATGAAATGTATGCCTGCGGTTCCAGTAAATGAGTTGGCCGAGGGGAATATTGCTACCTACACGCTTCACGCCACGGCGGCGCTGGGATCGGTTGCTGCGGGTGCGGCATCACCGGAACGGCAAACACGGCAGGCTAAAAACGCAATTATTGAAAGTGTGAACGCAGGGATCCGCCACTTGTCGCTGATCGGTTTGGCTATTCAGGGGCGGGTCGAAGGATCACCAGTGCTGGCCTCTGCCGTCGGCGCCGTCGCCAGCGTTGCTACGAATGGGATGATGTGATTATGCCTATCTCAATTGCACCACTTCTGAAACAGCAAAGTCCTTTACGTCACTTTGGTCATGGTTGCATCGAGCTGCCTGGCGGAAAGCGTTGGAGTCCTTCACTGTTAAAATCCACTGCCCCGCAGGCCGTAAGAAATTCAAAGCCGCTTCTTAAGCGACTGTTTAGTTGAGGTGACTATGTTTTTAGGGAACGAAGAACATATCCAGATCGGTAAAAAGCATCTGACAAAAATTAAAGAGATGTTGGAACACAAAAAGAATGTAGCGCAGGAAACATTTGATAGTCAGCCGCTGCATATGCGTAAAACGATCTGCTTTCATGCTGGCCTGAAAAATCGTCACGTAGAAATGAAGTTTGCAGAATTGACGCCGACTGAGAGACATCAAGTGGTTGCGGCGCTGAATTCCTTACTTGGTTTAACTGAGTCACTTCCGAAATTTATCAGTGAAGATGACTGCAAGATAAATATCAGACACTAACCCGAATTGAAATTAATTGGCGTAAACCCGCCGGGCATTCTTTTGCCTAAAAACAGGAATTCATTATGCGAAATATTGAGACTCACCCAATCAAATTTTCATCAAATCAGGGGGCAGTGCAGGCCGAATATATTGCTTATTTAGCTTCATTATCTGATGCACGTTTAGACGAAAGGCGAAATCTGGCTGCCGTGTTCTCTGCCCGCCTTGATGCGATTGCGGCTTTCATTCTTCAAAAGGATGTTGGAGGGCGTGGTGCTGTTGAAATACTGCGCCAAGAGGCTGAGCGCATTCAAAACGAAGCGTGGGAGATTATCTGATGCCGGATTTACTCGATTCAATCACAGAGCGTCAGGCAGAAATACTTGAGTCCCAGATTAACGCAGTACGACAGGTAGTGACGGGTGTTTCTGCAATGTTCTGTCTTGACTGTGAGCGACCAATTCCCGAAGAACGCCGTGCAGCTCTGCCAGGGGTTGAGCTTTGTGTGTATTGCAAAGAACTTCGTGAACTCAATGCCAAACACTACCGAGGCAACCAGTGATCATATTTGCGGTGGTGTTGCTCGTATTGGCCGCTATCAATGCGAGCTATCTGGTCATTGATCTCAAAGACGGCATGTAATGCAGACCAGCCGCTTTACTCCTCAGATTAAAACGCCCGAGGTCTGGGCGTTTTCCTGGAACAAACCACGCCAGGCTGTTTCTGGCATGGAAAGACCGCTTACCCGTGATGAATACGATCAGGGGCAAGCTGTTTTAATCAAAGTAAAAAACCTTTCCACCGATCTCCGGGAAATATTTACAGGCCGCTTTAAATATTTGCTGAAAGAGCAGGGCGTTCACGCTGCACATAAATATCTGATTTACACGTTGGGGCGCAGCATTCTGCCGCGTGTGGATGCAGTCAATTCTGCTCATGAAATGAATCTTAATGCCTCCATGATGTTTATGTCTGAGGCTGACACCTATCACCGGCTGCCGAGCATGAGCGATAAACCCTTGCGCCGGTTCGCCCAGGACATCGCCGGACAACTGAAAGAAATCTATGAAGACCGTTGTGATCAGCTTCTTGCTCAATACAACGGGGATAATTCGATTCTTTTTAAGACTGATACCCAGTGCGAGCTGTACAGCGAGATCGCAGGTATGGCTCAGGCTTTCAATGTCACGCCGATGTACTGGACAAGGTTTTGCAAAGGCAAGCTGGATGCCGTTTCTGCTATCGCCTCCATGTCACGCCTGGTTAATCCGGATTGGTGGTTAAGTCAGTTGAAAGGCCAGCGCACCCGATGGCGTGAATCTTTGTTAATCGCTATCGGCAAAGTGAACCGTGACGCTTCCCCGTATGCCAGTAAGCAGGCTATCCGTGAGGTACGTGCGCGCCGCCTGTCGAATCTCGACTATCTGAAAAGCTGCGACCTGGAGAACATCGAAACCGGCGAGCGTTTCAGTCTGATCGACAAAGTGATGGCGAGTATTTCAAACCCTGAAATCCGCCGTATGGAGCTAATGAGCACGATCGCCGGCACCGAAAAATATGCCGCTGCAAATGGCGACGTCGGAATGTTCCTCACTATCACCACCCCGTCCAAATATCACCCGACCCGTATGGTGGGTAAGGGCGATAAAAAGCGCGTTCAGCGAAATCACGCTTGGGACAAAGAAGCCTTTACCCCGAAAGATGCACAGCGTTATCTGTGCGGGATCTGGAGCAAAATGCGCACCGCGTTTAAGGATAACGATTTGTCTGTATACGGTATGCGAGTAGTGGAACCACACCACGACGCGACGCCGCACTGGCACATGATGCTATTCACTAAACCCGCCATGCGTCAGCGGGTGATCGATATCATGCGCAAATACGCCATGAAAGAAGACGGTGACGAGCGCGGTGCAGCAAAGAACCGCTTTGACTGTAAGCACATGAACCGTGGTGGCGCGGCTGGCTATATTGCTAAATACATTGCAAAGAACATCGACGGCTATGCACTGGAAGGCGAACGCGACCACGAAACCGGCGAGCTGCTGACAGATTCCGCTGCCGCTGTTACGGCCTGGGCTGCTACCTGGCGGATCCCTCAATTTCATCCTATTGGCCTGCCTGCCATGGGTTCATACCGCGAGTGCCGCCGCATCCGTTCCATTAGTCTGACTGAAACCTTTGACGAAGAAGTTGAAGCTGTACGCGCTGCGGCTGATGCCGGTGATTTTATGGCATACATGTCAGCCCAGGGTGGCGCAAATGTCCCACGCGACGATCAGACTGTGCGTGTAGCCCGCCGCGTTGCTGATGAGTTGAACGCATACGATGAGGAAGTGAAAAAGGTTGTCGGTATTTTCGCGCCTCACCTCGGCGACTCCCATGTTTATGAAACCCGTACAACACAATGGCGGATCGTTTCTTCTGCCGTTGACGTTGAGTTTTTGACCTCAAAAAGCGCCTCCGGCGCGCCTCGGAGTCCTGTCAATAACTGTGGGTTAGGTGGAAAGAAACAGGCTACAAATTGGCATGATAGGCAGGCTGGGAGCACCGCTACGGCGTCCACTTCTGACAACCTGCGAGTTATTGACTGGACAGACACAGCCGCCGTGAGGGCGATTGTGGCGCGCATCAGGGAGGAAACGCCGAGAGTCAGCAAGGCGCAGCGAAGTTTTGACCCAACAAAGGGGCGCGATGTTGCCCCGTCGGCAAGAATGACGACAGAAGAACGGGCGCGATTGCCTAAAATTGAGCGTGAATTGATGAAAAACAATATCACTGCGGAGCGTTGGGAGTTGGAAGCATTAAGCCGAGGTGCAAAAGTCAGCTTTGGTGATCTGGTTATGAGCTTTGAGCCGTTGCCGGACTGGGCTGAATTTGAATGATACGTATCGTCTTCGCCCTATCAATTCACTGCCTCTGCACATAATCTGAAAAACTCTTTATAAGCTCCGTTCCCCCATTCTTGATGGTAGTATTTCGAAACCGCACACCAATAAGGGACGCTAATCAGATGGATACAACTGAAACTCTTGGCGGGACGTACTTCTACCACGGGCACGACAACGTAACTAAAGACGAATTGCTATGGCTAATCTTCATCGAGTCATTAGCAGACCATACGGGCATGGCAGTTGAAACTGCCGCAACCATCATCGCAGGCCAACCCATTATACCTAAGCGTCAGGTGTTGGGGTCGAAGGGGAAGCGAACAAGCATAGCCTCCAAGATGGCAAGACGTATTTTCAATAATGCAAGATTTCCTAATGGAATACGTCTTGAAACACTGGTACTTGGTGAGGTTCGCCATACGAACAAAATCGGAGCCGCCGTAGGTCGGGCTTTCCCCTATCTTGGGTATGCTCAGGCGGTAATACTGATTATTCAGGTGTCTAAGGACACCCGCAATAAATACAATCTTATTGCCAGACCTGAGCACCGTATAGCATGGACGTACTTCTGATGGAAATTGATGAAAATGAGATTCTTCAATACATCACTGAACATTACAGTGACCGGAAGAAACCAGTCAGCAAAGACTGGACTTTTAGAGAACATTTTTACTTTGTACCGGAAGAGCTGGAAGAAATGCTTTTAGATTTATTCATACGGTATAACATCAAATACGACAACTTTAATATTGATGATTATTTTCAACCTGAATTGCCGTGGTGGTGGTTCCGGCTTCGACGGCAGTTCAAAGACAAGGTGTACAAGCCTCTTACTGTCGAGATGATTATTGAGTCTGCCAAAGCTGGTAAGTGGTTATACGATTAAGGGGCGCTATGCCCCTTTTTCACATTATGCTGTCTGGCGGTCATTCCACGAATCAGCAAAAATAATGTTGCCGTCGTTATGCTTCCACGTGATTTTTTCGTAGCGTAGCTCTACGGTTTCCAGATGGTTATCTTGCGTGTTGTCGCCAGTTGCCATAGCCGGAGAGATGGACACTATCCGAACCTTTTCTAACAGCATGTTGAAATACTCAACTTCCTGGCCAGCGTCATTAATCCGATACCATTTGATTTCAGCCGATTCCAGATTCTGACCCGTTGCCACAGCTTTATAGATATATGGGCTTGAGCAGTCGAAATCTTTCACGATTAGCAGCGGTGAATGCATCCGTGTACCGGTGACTTTGCCCGTAGCGTTGTCAGTAGGAATCATCAGGTTGTGATGGAAACCTTTAACCTCGATGCTGTATTCCCTGTCTTTGACATCTGAACCGCCCTTGATGAGCGCACCGCCGTCATCTTTAAGCCATAGGTATGCTGGTATAGCCATCGTTAACAACTCCTTATGTTATGTTGGAAAAACATACACCCAAAAAACCACTAAAACAATGTGGTATTCATGAAGGATAAGCAAACGTACATTTAGTAACCAAGCCTCACGAAAAGGAGCATCAAGGATTAGGATAAGGCTTAGAAATATATGGAAATCATTTAAAAAAAAACTTAACATACTGTATATATAACCAGTACAGAATGGAGCGGCGAATGGACGATTTACATATGGCGGTATTACTGGAGCGGATAGGGTTGATTGCAAAACTTTCCACTCGCGTTGATTGCGATGCTGAGGAACGCGAGGTGGTTGCTGCATGGATTTCAGAAATGGCATCGGCGGCCAATGAGGAATTGCTCAAAGCAATTTTTAACTCCAATGCGCCTGGAAAAATCCACTGATCGCTGAACATGTCTCTATGGGGGGTCTATGCATGCATAGAGTGCGTTGTTTTGCATGATCCCAATAGGATCAAAATATGCCTGAGCGCTCCACTGGCGGCGCTCTATGGCATTCTCCCTGATGCATTAAAAACAGTCAGCCAAGTCAGAAGGGGGCAGGCGGGTAACATTGCGCGCGCCGAGGTTCAGAGCAGCAAAAAATGACTCCGCGTGTGACACGCTGAGTCATTTTTTCATTTAAAACGGACTACGCTGTTATTTCGCGCCGGTCAGCGCAGCGTGGCTCTGAGGCGTTTGTGTGATGTGGGATGAAGTAGGCGGGAACTTTGTGGTAGTGCTTAAGCCCTGTATCACGGAGCTTTGCCGCCTTACTCTGGCATAAGTTCATAAGTAGTAAACCTGATCACCTCCTCCCCAAACCACGCATTCAACTCCTTAAACCGTTCCTGCAACGGCGTCAGCTCATTGCGCACAAATACCTGCGAAGCCTTAACCGAATCACCAAACCCGCCGCTGTTCTCCGGAATAATCCCCATCATCTGCGGCGGCACACGGTGCGCGCACAGCAAATCGTTCTGGCTGGCTTTCTTGATATTAAAGAAATCATCTTTGGTTGCGACTTCACTGAGCGGCAAAATCTTGATCCCGTCCGGCTTGCCGTTCGGTGCGTACATGAACAGGTTACGGAAGTTGCCCAGGCCTTTCGTGTCACGCATCGCTTTGCGCATGGAATCAATATCACTGCTGCTTTGCGCTGCGTCCGTCATGTACAGAATGTAACCAGCGTGTGCGCCGTTCTGGTAGTACTTGCGGCGGAACAGCGTGGCTGCCTCATTAAGCCAGGCAGAATTCAGGGCGCTGAGGTATTCCGGCAGGCCGTACAGCTCCTGATTAATGTCCGGTTCAATCAGATGAAACACGCTACCGGCTTCGAACTGGTGCGCGTCCTTCCATTGCTGCACAAACCAGTAAGTATCAGACTCAACCCCGCGCCGCGCATATTTGGCGGGCACGGTCTTCATCACCACGGCGTCGCCGAGCTGGTTGCGGATCACTTCTAAAAACGCATTCCCGAATACCAGGTAATCCAGGGCAAACCGGCTGAACTCCTGCTGCGATAGTAACGGGTGCGGGACAAAGGTCGAGGCCAGAATATTACGTTTCACATACAGCGAGGAGCTGTGATGCACCGCAGCGCGCAGCGTGCGAGCCAGTCCGTCAAAGCTGACCGGCGGCTCGTACCACTGACCGTTTCCCGTGCATTCGATGTAGTCCAGGATTTCGCGGCGGTCTAACACCGGCGTCGGATCGCCAAAGCTGAACGCTTCAGCGCCGCTGGTCTGCTGCGCCGTTGCGGTGACGGTAGTTGATGCCGCCTTGCGGAATTTGCGCTTACTCATAATTAATAAAACTCCAGGATGTTAGGGCTTTGGCCGCCGTTCGCGGCGGTCAGCGGTTCGTTAAGCAGTGCATGCATGATTGCCCAGGCGACATCCGCGTGGCTGGCTTCCTCGCTGCGGCTTGCCTCGTAGGTGGAACGGCTGCCGCTGGCGGTCATGGTTTTGCGGATTGCCATGAATGACGACGTGATGTCTTTGTGGTTGGTGTCGTACTCCAGACGTCCGGAAGTGATGGTGTCTTTTGCTTTCAACACCATTTTCGTTTTCGTTTCGGGGCTGTAGCGGATTTCCATCGCGGCGGGGAAGAACTGCCGGACAAGCTGAAACACGCCCTGGCCGATGCCGGTGGCGTCCACGCCGATGTATTCCACGCAGTACCGTTTCGTTAACTCCTCAATGCTTTTCGCCTGGGCGGCGAAGTCCATGCCTTTCCACTGGTGACGTTCCAATACGCGGAACTTGCCGCCGTCCACCAGCGGCGGAGCCACCACGGCACAGCCTGCGCTGTCGCCGGTGTGCGACGGGTCGTAACCAATCCAGACGGCGCGATAGCCAAACGGACGCACGGCAAACGGGCTGAAATCTTCCCATTCCTCTCCGCTTTCCACCATGCAGCGTTGCAGCTCGGCAAACGGGAACACCGACGCCTGATCGTCAACAAACTCACACATGAACAGGTTGCGGAAATCCTCGGCGCTGTTTTCCTGCTTCAGCGTGTCGATGTTGAACAGGTT